CAAGGAAATTGCTTGCGTAATTTATTAGTCTGGCTTGTGGTATCATTGTTCCTCCTTGATTTTATCCTCAATCAACTTATGTATCTTTGCTCTAACATCGTCTGCTACTTCAAAGTGCTGACTTGCACAACAGCGTTCTAACTCGTCTAATAAGTCGTCTAATTTGCTTTTAAAATCGTTCATCTGTTCCTCGCTTTCTGTTGTATGCTCCTCTTGGTAGCAAAGGTGATGTCCATAATTGTGGTGTTTTTAATGTGCTTATCGCCATTTCAAGTGCTTTTACATTATTTGACCATCCCATCTGCTCGCATACACCTTTTAGCTTAGTTAATTGCTCTATAGCGTCATAATTTGTCATCGTTACATCCTTTCTTCTCAACTCTTCTGCGTTCTTCTCAACGCTTCCTTTTTCCTAACTTATATTTTCTTCCGCAATTTGTGCATTTTGCAGTGAATGCCCCTTTGCGTGTTTGCCTTAATTCTCCACCACATTCACAAGCAACATCTATGCACCGTTTTTTCATAAATTCGTCTATTTGAGAAGGTGCGTATTGCCTCTTCTTTTTTACAGGGGGTTTAAATCCCAATAAACGCATTGTTTGTTTGTATTCATTTTCTATCCATTTCCCATCTGACTCTAAATGACATCCATCGCCCATTAAGTCCCCCAATTTTATCAGCCTTTCATACAGATAGGCTTTATCATCATTCATCATTCATCGTTCCCCCTCTTCAGTCGCTCCTCCGATATTTCTTTGATAATTTCATCTACAGACTCCTCAAAGGCTTTTGTTATAAGTCTCTCAAACAGCCTCTCAGCTCTTCGCTTTGCAAAATACTTTGTTAATGTATGTCCTGCAACACTTCCGACGATTACTGCTAATACTGTTACGATTCCATATGCTAATATCATTGTTTTACCTCTCTTTATTCTTCAAAATCTCGTTATTTCTCTGCGTCTTCTTGTAGCACCATATACAGAGGTTTACTTCCTTGTTGCCAATTACTGCACTGTACTTGCCGTACTCGTTTATTCGTTTCCCACATAGTTCGCACTTCATTTGCTACACCTCTCTAGCAAACGTATTGCACTTTGGGTTATATCTGACTCATCTGTAAGAACATTAACAGGTTCGTGTCGTTCTAAATTATCTACCCTTAGTGTCTCTAACATTTTTTCATACTCCGTCTCTGTTAAAGACTTCTCTACATCAATGTTTATTGAGTATATGTCGTCTATTCGCTTGATATAGATGTCTTTATGGTCTGTATAGACTATGAATGTGTTATCCCATATTCCATTAACAATCTCGTCTATTGCCCCCTCATCTAAATAAATAATGTGATTGCATCCATCTTTAAATTTCACGCGTGCCTTAAAAACAATTACCTCGTCATTGAATTTTTCGACATTCATATTCTTACTCCTCTCAGCTTCCTTGTGATTCTGTCACAAGCCTTTATTGCGTCTTCCCACGCACTGCTTATATCCTCAAGTTCTTCCATCATTCTATTTAAGTGCTTCACCTTTGCTTCTGACCACGATTTAAGCTTTGCAAGGTCTCCCTCTAACTCTTCTCGGTCATCGTCTTCGCCTAACAGGTAGGATAAGCTACAATCAAGCACTTCGCACAGTTCTGCAAGTATGCTTGTTGTAGGGTACTTTGTTCCATTCTCGATTCCTGATAGTGTCGCTTGTGACACTCCACAATAACTTCTAACTTCTAGTTGCGTAAGCGATTTCTTTATCCTTGCTTCTTTGATTCGTTCGCCTATCATTGCCTTATCGTATTTCATTACCTCTCCCCTCTATGAGTTACATTCAGTTTCCTTGCTAACTCAGCTACATCAATTCCACATAATGCTTTAGTGTCTCGTACAAATTCGTTTACTGTCGCTCTGTGGTCTACTGTCTCCTCCAGCAAAGCTATGTACGATTCGCAAAACTCATCTAGCTTCGCTTTGTCAAAGTCATACACCATAAAGAGCGTACGTACCATAATTGCAAAATTTAGCTGATTCGCCATTTCCGTTACTCGCTCTATGAGTTCCTCTCTTTCAGAGCGACTAAGCTTTGGTTTCTTTGCTCTTGGAACGCTCATTGCTAACCCTCTTTCTTAATGCTATATCTGTGATTCTCCTTGAATGTTCTTTAGGTTTCTTCGCTATTTGTTTCATTACTGCTCCTTTGCCTTAACTTTCTTTGCGTGCTTTATTGCAACATACTTTCCGTAAGAGATTCCTAGCATTCTCGCTTTTGCTATCTTTTCGTCGAGTGATAGCTTCCTAACCTCTTTTTCTTTCTTTTCGTCTTGTTTTTTCTTTGTTGCCTTTTTCGATGTCCTCCTTGCTCTTTCTAAAAAGCATTCGTGCGAGCATACTTTTTGCCTTGCCGTTTGGGAATAAAATTCGCTCCCACATATCTCACATTCTTTAACAGATAGGCTCGGTATTATGTCAACCATTTCAGCTATCACTTCAGGCTTAAATCGTCTTATCTGTTCATCGGTTTTTGACTTCTCGATTAAGTACCTTTCGTCGGTCTCGGTAGAGACGACCACAATTCCTTGTTGGGTCGTCTCATACTCGATATAATCAAACATTTCGCTATAGTAAATCATTGCGATACCTCGTTTAGAACGGCACGGCTTCATCTAGGGTCTTAAAGTCGTCTATGCTTTCCTGTGATTCGCTTTCTGCGTGGTTTTCTGTGCGATTCTCAGTGTCTCCCCATTCTAGGAACTCGACCCTCTCAGCGATTACATCGGTTGTATATACCTTGCTTCCGTCGGACTTCTCATAGCTTCCAGTCTGCAATCTGCCTTGTATTCCTACTAGTCGCCCTTTAGCTAGGTATTTCTCGCAGTTCTCAGCTTGCTTTCCGAAAACGATTATGCTTGGGAAATCAGCTTTCTTCTCGCCATCTTTTGTCGGTCTGCTAATGGCGATAGAAAATCTTGCTACTGCCGTTTGGCTTGGTGTATATCTTAGTTCTACTTCCCTTGTCGTTCTGCCGATTAGTGTTACGTTATTCATCTTTAAATCTCCTTTATCGTTAGGTCTTGATACCTTTTTTCAAATAACTTTTGCTTTAGCTTGTAAACATCTGTTTTTATCCCCTTGACATCCTCTATGATTAGCTTTCCGTCTTGCTCGTACATAAAGTCGGCTACATACTCAATCTTGCGATATGCTTTTCCGTTCTTCCTAAACCCCTCTTGCAGTAAGAATCTAGGCTGAAGCATTAATTTTTCAATCTCTCCCTTGCCCTCTAATGCCTTTAAAACGATGTATCTTTTAGCTTCTTTCTTGGAATCAAACTTAATTCCGTCAATCTCTGTTTTCTTTGCTCTGTATTTCGACAAATTTTATCGCCCCCTTTGTTTAAGGCTTTATTTTCCGTTTTAAGCGATTTTTATTTTTAAGCGATAATTCTATCGCCAAGTATATTATCGTCGCTCTATGCGACTAAAAACGACCTCAAAACCATATCTCAATGTATATCACTACCCCTCTAACATCATTAAGCCTTTTAACTTGTCTTTAACCTCTTCAGGCAACATCGCTATCGCTTGTTCCCTTTCCACCACTGCTGACATCGTTTTGAAAAACTGTCCTCTAGTCACTGTTTGGAATGTTTCAGGGGGAAGCATAGCTAGTTCTTTTAGCTGACCTAAGTCTTTTAGCCACACCCTCAAAGCCTTTGGAAGCCTATCAAACTCTGCTTGCGTAAAGTACAGCCCTTGCCTTACGGCTTTGCCAAGTTCTCCCCACAACTCGGTTATTTCACTGTCTCCCCCTTTTGTGATTAGATTTATTTCTGCTCTTAGTCCTGCAATAGTCGGTGGATACTTCTCTTTTGCGATGTAATTTTTTAAAGCGACTGTCACTATCTGTCCATCGTCTTCGGCAAACATCATCTCGTAAAGGCTTACTTGTGCTTTCATCTCCTCTACACTCAGTTTCTTGTAGTGTGTCGGAAATGCCGTACTCAGTATCTGCAATAGTGCTTTTATCTCTGTTCTGTTCATCGCTCCCCCTTACAAGTCAATAAAGCTTACAGACTTTGATTGCTTATCGGACTTTCTATTTCGCTCCCAAGTCCTGACTGCTGCTTTCCAATCGACCATCGGCTTTCCTGTGCCGTACTTCCATCCTCTAGCTTCGTAGTAGTCAAAGAATTGTTGTGCGTCTATGCCGTTTAGTCTTTCGTCGCAATAGGCTTGTATTTCATCAACAGTCGGTCTC